AAGCAAGAAGCCACACACATTAGAATTTAAGACAATGAGCGAGAAAAACTTTAAAGCAATGAAGAACTTGGGATGCCAGAAGTCAAAGCCTGTGTATTGGGCTCAGTGCCAAATTGGAATGCATCTAGCTGAACTCGATAGATGTTACTTTTTCTGTGTCAATAAAAATACGGATGAGATTTATGGCGAGAGAATTAAGCTCGACAAGAAGGAAGCCAAGGGACTTGTTGAGAAAGCTAATAAGATTGTGTTTGCCGACACGCCACCTTCTCGACTGAGCGAAGATGCTAGTTTTTGGCAATGCAAGTGGTGCACTCACTGGGCAATTTGTCATGGGTGTAAAATACCAGAAGTTAGTTGCAGAACCTGTAGCCATGTAACTCCAGAGCAAGATGGCAGTTGGAGTTGTGCCAAAGGCAAGCCAGTCGAGACTTGTAGCGAACACCTTTTTATTCCTCAGATAATGCCAAAAGATTTGGTGGTTAAAGACGCTGGTGATACATTTGTTGAATATGAGGATCTAGATACAGGCGAGGTTATTCGTAACGAGAACAACAGCCAAGCTATTTTTGATGAAAGGATGCAGTAGATGGATAAAGAATTAGAAGAAGCTTTAGCTTTAATTATTGAGCTATGTCCAGAAAAAATGACCAGTAAGCAAATGTCGATTATTATAATTAATTTATTAATCCACAAAAACTTGGCTCACTACTGGCCTGATATTTATTCAAATGTAGCTGAAGTCGTAATGTCATTTGATGATGCCACTCGTAAGGATGCAATTCACGATGCCAATAAATTTCTAGAGGATATCGTAAATGGCGTTTGAGTTAAGAGATTACCAAAAAGAATCTGTCGATGGTTTATATAATTACTGGGCAAGCAAGGCAGGAGATAATCCCCTGATCGTTGCACCGACTGGTTCAGGTAAGACAGCGATACTGGCACAGATTATTAAGGATGCCATGAGCTACCCTGACACCAGAGTTATGGTTGTGACACACGTTAAGGAACTTCTGGAGCAAGGAGCCAGTGGATTGCTAAAGCTCTACCCAGAGGCTGATTTTGGCATCTACAGTGCAGGTCTGAAGCAGAAGGTATTGAACAAACCAATTACGTTTGCTGGCATCCAGAGCGTCTGGGAGCGAGCATATGACATGGTTCCAGCTCCAGATTTGGTTCTGATCGATGAGGCACACTTGCTACCTAAGAATACTGAGACTAGATACAATCGATTTATTGCCGATCTGAAGATATGCAATCCAGATGTGAAGGTGGTTGGATTGACAGCCACACCATATCGACTGGACAGCGGATACTTGCACAAAGGCGAGGGAGCGATTTTTGATGGGATAGCTCATGACATTCCAGTATCGATGCTGATGGACCAAGGATACTTATCACCAGTCATATCAAAAGGTGGGCTCAAGCAGATTGATTTAAGTGGCGTTGGAAAACGAGGTGGAGAGTTTATTGAGAGCGAATTAGCTATGGCTGCCTCAGATCCAGAGCTGGTGAAATCGACAGTTAAAGAGATTGTCACATTGGCAAAGGATAGAAAAAGCTGGCTCGTGTTTTCGAGTGGAGTAAACCACGCACACTTGCTGGCTGATGAATTTGATCGTCACGGTATAGATGTAGGTGTCGTTACTGGGTCAGATAGCTCTGCTGTTCGAGAGAAGACGATTGCAGATTTCAAGAGTGGTGAGTTGCAGTGCCTGATTAACGTCAACGTGCTTACGACTGGATTTGATCATCCTAGTGTCGATTGTGTCTGTCTGGTGAGAGCGACAGCGAGCTGTGGATTGTACATTCAAATGATTGGGAGAGGCACGAGAATAGCTGAAGGCAAAACAGATTCTTTAATCCTGGATTACGGATTTAATGTCGAGAGGCATGGATTTATAGATTCTGTAAAACCAAAAGACAAAATGAGTGGAGCTGGGGAGGGCGAAGCTCCTATTAAGACTTGCGAGATCTGCCAAACAATGGTTCACGCAGCAGCTAAGATATGCCCAGAGTGTGGCCATGAGTTTCCACCGCCAGCACTCAACCACAACGCCAACAGCTATTCTGGCGCCATGCTATCGTCTCAGGTGGTTGCAGAGTGGGTAGATGTCGATCACGTTTTTTATTCGAGGCATCAAAAGGAAGGGAAACCTGATTCGATTAAAGTAACATATTACTATGGAATGATGAACGTATCGGAATGGCTATGCCCAGATCATGGAGGGTACGCTGCCAGTAAGTATAAAGAGCGAAAGACCTTGCTTAATGCCTTGGCCGATACAACGTCTGATGCTTTAGATGAATCACATTTCTGGATAAAGCCAAGCAGAGTGATGATCAAGCCATCAAGTCACAATCCAAAGTATCAAGAGATTACAAAATTTGATTATACTCAAGTGGAGAGAAAGCATGAGAAAACGCAAAGCAATTACACTGACTTCAGCCTTGAAGATATCCCCTTCTGAGCACAGTGAGCAAGTCGGATTTATCAATTGGTTTAGATCTCAGTATCCAGAGATCTTAATCTTTGCGATTCCGAATGGCGAGAAGAGGGCAATCAGCGTAGCTAAACGACTGAAAGCAGAAGGTGTAGTTCGAGGTGTTCCAGATCTATTTATACCAGCTTGGAATTTGTGGGTTGAAATGAAACGAGTTTCAGGTGGGAGACTTTCGACTGATCAAAAGCAAATGATCAGTTATCTTGAAAATATAGGTCACACAGTTATTGTTGGGAAAGGTGCAACCGATGCGTCTCAACAAGTTTTAAAGTTTATGGAAGGAAAGTAAAATGCATGACAATGACCTAACTGCCTTTCAGGCATCCCAGCTTCAATACTTAAAAACTCAAGTTGAAAGAAAGCAAGTTGACTTAGAAAGAGGTGATTCGTTTTCGAGCGCAGACAACGAACTTTTTCAAGCTAAAAAAGAACTAAAAGACTTTTTAATCAACCTTAGAATAGCTGGTAAAAACATATAAATTATTGAAAACAAACGATAATAAAAAACTTTTCTTTTTGCCCTTGTAATATCTGAGGAAGTAGCTATATATAATGTATAGTTAATCAGAAAGGGACTAGATAATGACAAATACTTACACTTACAACAAAGGTGATCTTAGCCTTAAGATTATAGCCATCAAAGATAGTGCCGACGTTTACGCTCATCATTTTGGTGGTATGTATTGCTACAAAGGAACTATCTACCAACCATTTTGTAAAAAAACGCTCGTAAAAAAAGCTAAAGAATTATTGCCAAAAACAGACCTTGTGAGGGAGACAATATAATGGCTTATAATTGGAAAATCGCAGATCAGATCGGTTCTACTCCAGAAACGTATGCAGCAGGAATTAAGCGTAATATTAAATTGAACGCTCGAATTACTCGTGACAAAAAATTTCATGAAGAAGTTTCTGATGCAAAAGAAATTACAGATTTCTTGGCTCCATATGGATATCACGGTGAGTTGGAAAGCAACTCGTTTATAAGTAAAATGGCTTGGGCATTAGAGGAATGGGGGGGTCTGACTACAGATCAACTTATTCCAGTTCGTAAGGCAATGGCGAAAGATGTAGAGAGAAAGGCTAAATTTAAAAAACTTAATGCTGAAAGAGCAGCTAAAAGCGATTACATTGGCACAGTGGGTGTGCGTCAGTCTTTTGTTCTCACAGTTAATCACGTTCACCCAGTGGATGGGTTTTACGGTATGTCATACATCAACATTTGCCGTGACGCTGATGACAATGTCATCATATACAAAGGTGAACCATGTTGGGGTAAGGGCAGTACAGTTGAGTGCGTGGCTAACATCAAAGAGCACAATGTCCGTGAAGGTGAAAAGCAGACCATCATTAAAATTCCAAAGAAAGTTACAATCAACGGAGAGGCTTACTGAGCCTCACCACCACCCATTTAGAAAGGAATACAAATGACACATCAAATTAACAACGACATCGAAGCATTCACTTTGGCACTGAGACTTGCCGTAAGTGCCCCAACCGATGAGCTTTCAAAAAAACCCCTCGATATTGCCGAAAAGATATCACGTCGCCTTACTCTTGAGGAAGTCAATGAAGTAAAAGCAATGTTGGAAAAGGAAGTTAAATGACAGAGCTACAAGTCATCAGGGCAACAATCCCCATGCAATATAAGAAAGTTCAGGAAGCTATGATCGAATACAAACGATGCCAGAACCTCAATCAACTAATCAAGAAAGAAAAACACATGAAAGAGTTGTTTCGATTGATTGAGGAAGAACTGAAACTCTCTTGTAAGTTTAACAGCCGTAGGCAGACAGGGTCAATCGAATGAAAAAAGGTCAGGATAACTTACGCATTGCCCTCAGAGACAATCTCAATATGAACTTCTACAAGGCACATGGGAATGGAGGCATTCCTAACCTCCACTACATTGGAGAGGGAGACTTCCCTTCTGGGTGGATGGAAATCATTCACCTTGATGATTGGGGTAAGAGAGTTAGCTCTGGGCTCCGTTTAGAGCAAGCTCAGTGGATACATGACTACATCGAGCGTGGTGGTAGTGCTTGGATCGTTATACGCATAGAGAAGGCTCTATCCCTCTTCTGGGGTGGATCTGTCTTCGACATACTAGACAGACCAAATCCCAAAAGGTTTATGGATCTCGCTACGTGGAAAAAGAATGGTAATCTATTAAAGCACGACTGGAAGGAGGTAGAGAATATAATTCTTAATGCCAGTTCTTAATTACTTTTCTTTTTCGTAAGATATAGATGTTTTGCTTGCCTTGCCAGCATACGCATTAAACCCCATGAACGCAGCGACAACACCAGAGGCAGCAATTACATAGACACTAGCAATGTCAGTAATGAGTGCAGCAGCCTTATCAAAACCTAAAACTGAAGCAAGAAGAATAATAAATGGATAGATTAACATTCCCATTAATGCCAGACCTGTAAATCTACGCTCTGCATTTCGTTTTAAATCTCTGTCAATTACTTCCAACCTACGATCTTCGAGGTCAAGTTTATTCCATTCGGAGCGATCAATAGTTCCGTTTGAATCTAAATCTGCTTTATCAAACTCCGTCATTGTTATATCCTATTCTATTTTTCTTGCAAAAGATTCAGCAACTCTTTTGTCATAAGTTATAATTACAATTTTCCAACCCTTATCGTAAAGAACCCAGTATTTTTTTCTTTGAATTAAAAACAACTATCATCCTATTTTCCTATTTTACTAACATCCATGTTGGGTGCGGAGGTGTTATTGAATCTAGATAAGCAATTACTAAAACTGCAATCGTAAAAACAATCAACTGACTAGGGCTTAAACTCAATTGCTGCCCAGACAAGTACTGCTCCTCCACCTAATGTTATAGCCATTCCTAGAAGTATTGATAAAACATTTAATATTTTGTTTTTACGAGCAAGGGCTTCGTATCTACCTTCTCTTTGTGTCTGTTCTGCTTTTGCTACAAATGATTTATAAACAGCAACTCCACGGCTTCCCTTCATATCAAAAATTAGATTTTCAAGGTCTTTTTTTAAGGTCTTTGCTCTCTCGTATTCTAAATAATCATTTAATGGATTGCTTTTTTTATTGCTTTTTTGAGCCTCTTCAACTCCAGAAATGTAATCTAAAACACTACCAAGCTCTCGTGACATTTGCGTAATTTCACGACCAGCACCAAATCCTTTTTGAAGAAGTTTATAGCCAGTAGTTGCTGCAAGAAAAAGTGAGGCAGGGTCCATTTATTGGCTCGACTGTGTTATTACTTTATTTATTGTCGATGGTTTAATAGTATTTATAATACCTGACAGAGCACCAGAAAGTGTAGGGTCAATAACATCACCAATTTTTTCAGTTCCACTTTCTGCCATAGTAACCCTTGGCTGAGTACCAGAAACAATATTTATTGCTTTCCTAAATGCTTTAAGCAATGCATCTATTTTGGTTTGATCTGTAATTGCTGCCTCTAGAATATCTGCATCTTCTGTAACAACAAGCCTTGCAATTTCTTTATATTGATCGTTTGTAAATGGAGGTTTTTTCCCACCAAACAATCTAGTTACAATACCTGCTGTTGCAAGAACGTCTGTCCCTCCAGAAGCCACAACTCTTCCAACATCAGCTAGAGTTTGACCAATGCCAACTCTGTCACCTGAAGCAATTCTTTCTCCTGATGGAGATCCACCAAATACTTTATTAGAAGCAACTATAGAACCACGAGCTTGGTTTACCTTAACAATAATGTCTTCTATTTTATCTCCAGGATAAAGAATTTCTAATATTTCTCTTTCCTTTTGATTTATTCCCATTGGAGCGTCTGCAAGTTTTGTAACTGTTCCTGTTGCAGAAGTAGATTGACTTTTTAATTTTAAAGAAGAAGCAGCCCCAGATCTCAAGGCTTCAATTGCATCTTCATCTCCTGCATTTACAAGTTTTTGAAATTCAACTGCAAACTCTTCAGGATTTTGACCAAATACTTTTTTCCCAAGATCATATTGTTTAACAGAATTTTCAATCATTGCCCAATTTTTACGAGTTGCCTGAAGCTCTGGTGAAATATTGTCAACAACATTTTTTATTTGATTTTCATAGCCTTTCATTGTTTTAGCTTTATTTTTGTTTCCAGCTCTTTTTGCACCCTCTTTTATATCCATGAATGCTTGTTTTACCAACTCACCTTCTTTTAAAGATAAAGACCTATTTAATTGAAGTTTTGTTTTTTTCCCTCTACGAACTGTTTTAAAAGGAGAAGACAAACCACTTTCATCAAAAAATTTATTTATTACATTTCTAGAGTTTCTGCTCGCAGTTGCCAAAGAAAGAACAGCATCATCTATTTCCTTAAATGTCTGCCCAGCAAAGGCATCATATATTTCAGTGTATGCGTCACTTTCTGCTTTCTTTAATTTATCAGCGTCATCTGAAAAAGTTTTAAATATGTTTCCACCTTTTGAGTCAGGTGCTAAATCTTTCTGCAAAGATTCATAAACTTCATTTATAAATTTATTTTTTCTTCCAACAATAG